AGTAGTGTTCTCCTTACAATCAAAAACGTTTGATACAAATCCAATTCAATTTCAAAAAGTTAAGTATATAATCTCCTTAGATACTTTTTGTACTTTTGTTACAATCGGAGATTTCTGGGTTGAAAGTTCAACCACTATTTTTTGTCTTTTTGAGGTTTTTTTTATTTTTTTGTGATTAACCAACCAAACTTGGCAAGCTTATCATTTTTTTAGGTTTTATCATACTTTACAGATATAGCCAATTGATGTAAAAGCAGTTAAAATAGTGAAACATAAGCTACTAGGAATTACAATAAAAATAAAAACATCAACAGAATACTAAAAGTACATAACTATAACATTTTGATCACTGGGCCTCTCCGATCAAAATGTAGCCTTCATCCTTGACCTCTTCCACTGGGATTGGCATATTGTGTTTCTTGAATACCTGGATTAATGCATCTTTAGCAATCTTAATTGCTTCTATATCATTCCCAGCCAAGACTTCTGTGAGCTTGCTCTTAGCATCAGAGAGCTCAGTTTGGATCTGCTTAAGCCTTATAGCCTCTATTCTCCTTGAACTATCCCTAACCAGTGCTTGTGAGGAACTAGTCTCTTCACTTAAGTGGTTCTTGACTTTGTTCAAACCTTGATCAGTCCCATAAACCAAGGCATTGGAGAAATCTTCTAGCTTCCTAAGTGCATCTTTCCTATCATTATACTTCTTGTCTAGATAATTCTTGATCTTCTGAAAATTGTTCTTTCCAGACATCAGTGCCACCTCTGCAGGAAGCTGCTTTTCAAATGTGAAGACATCCCATTGTACCTGCTCATAAACACCATTGTCATCAGGCATTGTTTTCCATGATATATCAAGGAAACCAGCAGTTGAACCAGTTTCTGCCATCCTAGTGTCAGGAAATGAGATGTAAAACTTGATTTTGTTGATATCCATTGTATCAGTAGCAAAATCTAGAGAACCAGTTATAAACTGTTGGAAATTTGGGTCAAAAGTCACTGCAGTGATGGTTGTTCCCACTAGATCAATGTTAAGTTTTCCAGTCTTCATTAATGCTTTCTTTCCAGACTTGATTCCATCATTTTTAAATCTGTTGTCAATGACTAGCAGTGTTGCCATTTCATTGAACTTACTGGATGTTGGAGTCCACATGAAAGCTGTGCTGGCAATCCTGGTCATGCTCTGTTTGGTAGCCATCCAGAGCTTGTATGTCTCATGGTAAACTGATATAGGCAGTTCGACAGTTCCAGCCTTAATTGGAAGCTTCACCTTAACATTCATTGATTTGATATTGTTCCAGGTAACTTCAGTAATGCTTTCAATACCATTGGGACCACTTGTAGTGAAATCATGGTTATTAACATTAGTAGGCTTCATCCCACCAGTTCCAGGCATCATGCAGACCACAAGAAGCATAATCATTGCACTAAACATCTTCTTAGGTTGTTTTAAACTCACTTTTGCTTTGTCTTTTAATCTTTTAACAGTCTATTGATGTTGTAAGGAGTTCACTACT